TTCGGCAGGTTATGCTCCACATCATTCTGCTCGATCAACGCGAATGCTTTGATCCAATCTTTGAGCAGCTGCTCATCCGAAGATGACCAAACATCCGGGTACACAATAGACGTGTAATCGTAGGCGTTGATAAAGTTGATAAGCCAACTACACATCCGGAACGCGGGTTTCCCGTCGAAAACCTCGTCTTCCGGGAACTTCGAGCTGTCCGAAAAGTCCACGCCGGGGTCGGAGGCCTGGGCGACGACCTCGTCGCGGACCGCCTGCGCGACCGACTGGTCCTGTTCGACCATCGAATAGAAGGCGGCGGACTGGAGGCGTTGCGAGCCGAGCCGGACCGGGACGGAGGGGATCTCGGTGACGTTTTTCTCCCACGGGTAGCTATCCGGCCCCGACCAGCGTCCGTAGGACGGTTCGGCGAGGAACTCGTCTTTCTGCGACACGATCCGGTCCCAGTCGCCCGGCGAGTTCGGCTGGCCCGCGTCACCCGCGGTCTTATACGGCCCGTTGGCGGCGCGGTCCCGCCACAGGTCGAGCTCCGCCTGCGTGACATGCAGGCCAAGCCGGTTCGCCGGCGAGCTCGCCGGCGGGGAGTACGGTTCGCCGCCGACGGTCCACCGGACCGCGTCGCCGAGGACGCCCTCGCCGACCGGGGTGAGCTCCGCCGTCCGCGTATCGTCGGTGCCGACACAGACCCGCCGGTTCCGCGCACCCGTGCCGTCGGGGAGCTCCGCGGCAGCCTCGTAGGCGAACACCGCGGGCGTCGTCCCGTCGGAGAGGTAGGCGACGGTTGCCGCGCCGGCGCCGAGACCGGTCGGGACGATCACCCGTCCGACCGAGTCCCATACCTGGTCGGTGCCGGAGCGGAGCGCGGCGAAGTCGATGGAGTCGTCGTCCGACCAGGTAAGCGAGTCATCCTCCGGCGTATGGTCGTATCCGCCGGCGAGGCCGAGGTCGTCCCACGCTCGAGCCTCTAAGACCACCATTGGCTTGGACGTCTGGGCAAGCTCGGAGACGTTGCCGCTAAGGGATGATTCGGAGACGACCACCGTGTCCGCGCCAGTGGTATCGATGTTGTCAGAGTCGTCGGCGCCGGTCACATTCGCCGACAGCTGGTCGGTCAACACGTCGCGGACGACTTGGTCGCCGGCGGTCAGATTCGCCGGGTCCGCGACCACATGGACCACGTCGACCGTCGTCGACGTAAACGTCGCCGACGCGATCGTCGTGCCGGTACTGTCCTCGGCGGCGATGGTGTGCTCGCCGCCGGCGAGCGACGACGCGTCTAACGGCTGGGCGGAGTCTTGCGCCCCGCCGACATAGTCGTACGGCGCCGCGCTATCCGTCCGCTGCGAAGTCCCGTCGAGGTACCAGGTCACCTCGTCGACGCCCGACGGGTCGAGGCCGCCGGCGCCGTCGTCGACGAACACGTAGATCTGGCCGAACACCGTTTCGCCGTCGAGCGGCTGAGGCGACGCCCGGTCGGCTGACGTCGACCACGCAACCCGCGCCCCCTCCGCCGAGCCGGACTGGTCCTCCTGGGTCTTTTCGGTAACCCAGTCGCCGTACTCGGTGTCGACGAGATCACCGTTGTCGTTATACGTCTTGACGACCAAACGGGCCTCGCGCGCGCTGCCCTGGTGCCGGGTGACCGCGGACACCTGGTAGCGCCGGCCGTATTCGACCGTCAAAGGTTCGTCGAACAGATCTTGTTCCATCAGCTGGCCTCGATCTTCAGCGAGCCGAGACGAGAGATCGTCTCCCCGGTTTCATGCGAAACAGCGGCGACACCCGGACCTGGGGTGAGGTCGCCGATGCCGTCCTCGTAGCTGTCATACGGCGGCGGGACCAGATTCAGCCGCGCCGCCACCCGGAGGGCCGTGCGGGCGTAGTCCGGGTCCCAGAGAGCGGTGGTACTCGGGACGCTGGGCGGGGCGACGTCGATGGCGAAGCTCGCCGACTGCCACCCCGACCACAACTCGCCGGACTGCCCGGCGCGGACGAAGACCACGTAGTCGCCGTTGACCAGCGGCTCTCCGACCGTCGTCTCCGTCGCATCCGACGCGACCACCCCGCTAGCCCACGCCGGATCGGCGTCCGGCGGCGTAGACGCACCATCCGGGACGTCGGCGTCCGCGTAGACGTCGGCTTGATACCGGGTCTGCGGGTCGCCTTCGGGGTCGGAGTACGACCAGCGGATCTGCGGCCGGTTCGTCTCGGTGACCGTCCCCGACGGGGCGGTGAGGCTGACCGACGGCGAGGCGCTAGTGGTAAACGTCCGCGTATCCGAATACGGGCCGCGGAGACCGTCCGGGTCCCAGGTCCGCACCCCGAGGTCGTAGTCGTTGCCGTTAGACAGCAGACCAGCCGGCAGGTCGACTGTCTCCGACGAGCCGCTGTTACGGACCTCCGACCCTGTCAGACTCTGGTTGGCCGCGTCGTAGTACTCGTAGCTGGACGCCGAGGACTGTTTCACCCGCAGCGCGTAGCTGTCCTGGTCGTCCGCGTCCGGGTCGGAGTGGTCCCAGGTGACCGTGATCGGGTCATCCGCGTCGACGACGTCGCCGCCGTTCGGCTCGGAGATAGTGGGCTTGTAGGGCTCGCGGTTTACGGGTTTGAGTTCGAGGACGCCGGCGATCCCGTGGTCAGCTCCGCCGCCGCCAGCGTCGACCTCCCCCGTCGCACCTCGGGATGCCTGGTCGACGGTCGACAGCTCATAGGTGTTGATGTGGTCGGATTCGTTGATCCCCGTCGAGTCGCGCATCTCCTCGAGATAACGGGAGGTGTGATCACCCGGGGATATCCGCTGGCCAGACGTCCCATCGTCGAACCAGTGGTAGACGAGCGTCGCCCCGTCAACCGACGTCCGGATCGACGGAGCGGTCAGCCCGCCGCCAGAAATCGGGACGTACTCCGCCGCGCCGACCGGACTGTCGCCAGCGGTCCCGGACCAGGCCGAGACGGCGATCTCGACGACCTCCCTACCGTCGTCGCCGGACGGCTCGGTGTCGCTGCTCGCGGTAAACGTCGGCTCGTAGTTATCCGTCGGCTTGAACCGCCAGTACGTGAACAGGGTGAGCCGGTTTTCGAACGTCATCCCATGGCTTCGGTTGCGCGACCAGCCGGACGGCGGCCTGGCGCCCGCCCCGTCGCCATAGACAACCGCGATCAGCAGATCGCCAGCATTCCCGGGGACGCCGGAGACAGTCACCTGCTCGTCGTTCGTGCCGACCTCCTCGTGGGCAATCGCCTCACCGAGATATGAGACCGCCATCAGCCGGCCCTCGCCCCCACCCGCATCGACGAACCCTGCCGGGAAGACACCGAGGTGGCGATTACGTCGCCGTCGAGCTCGACGACAACAGGCTGGTCGTCCTCGGCGGCGTCGACGAGCCTGTCGAGGCGACGGAGGACCTGGTGGTCGCCGCGACCCAGCTGGAAGGAGGCGGCTCCCAGCGAGCGGACCCGCGGCTGCCGCGGCACGACTGTCTCGCCGACCTGGAGGCGGGCAGTCCGCTCACCCGGCTTGTCGCCGGGCAGACGCGGCCAGGAACCGGCGACTTGGCCGCCGCGGTGGGCGATGTGAACGTGGTCCTGGTGGTCCGCGGCATTCTGCGGGCCCAACAGCTCGCGGAGCTTCCCTCCGGCTCGGGCGAGCCAGGCGAACACCATCGGCAGGTTTTCGCCGCCGATGTCGACCGCCGGATTTTCCTCGTCCAGGTGCAGCGAGGTCGGCGACCCGTTGACCCGCCGGTTTTCCGCAGGCGTCCTGTACGCGGAGGTGACGTACTGTTTGCCGGGGACGGCGTCGATCGCTTGCTGCGCCATCTGCATCGCCGACCCGCCCGACGGCGACCCTTGGACGCCCGGCCCGTCGCCGAACGGGTTCGCCCACGACCCGGCCCGCGACAGGCCACGGCCTGCCGCGTCTGCGATGTTGCTGCCGAGGTCGCCGAGCGCCGACGAGATCTTCCCCGGGAGCTCCTTAGCCCATTGGATGATGGTGTCGGCGAGCTCTTCGAGCTTCGCGGGGATCGACGTGATCGCGTCGTCTACCCAGTCGACGAACGCGTCCACCCAGGAGTCGGCCTGCCGGCCGAGGGCTGGCAGCGCGTCGGTGGTCGCCCAGGTGACGATCGCGGCGAGCAGCTTCCCGAGGTTTTCGAGCAGCGTCGGGATCGCGTCGGTTACAACCCATTCGGCGAACGCGACCGCCCATTTGACCAGCTTCTTGGTGATCGTCGGCAGCGCGTCGGTCACAACCCAGGTGATCAGCGCGCCGAGCAGCTTCCGTAGCTCTTCGAGCATCGGCGGGATCTTCGGCGCTACCCAGTCGACAAAGGAGGCCGCCCACTCGTCGAGCTTGCCGACGATGTTCGGCAGCGCGTCCTCGCGGAGCCAGGAGACGAGCTCGCCGAGGAGACTGCCGAGCTCGTCGAGCAACGGAGGGATTTTCGGCCCGACCCATGCAACAAAGGCGTCGGCCCATTCGGCGAGTTTCCGGCCGAGGGTCGGCAGGCCGGTGTCGATCAGCCACTTGCCGACGTCTTCGAGCAGATCTCCGAGCTTGTCCAGCAACGGGGGGATCTGCGGCTTCACCCATTCAATGAACGCTTCGGCCCAATCGGCCAGTTTCCGTGCGACGACCGGGGCGTTATCGGCGATCCAATCGCCGACGTTCGACAGCACTGTGCCGAGCGCGTCGCGGATGTCCGGCCACACTTCGGCGAACTGGTCGCCGACCTCGGACAGCGCCGCCCCGAGGCCGCCTTCGCCGAACGCGTCCATGATCGCGTCGAACGCCTCTTTAACGTCGTCGAGGATGCCGGCGGCGCCGGACACGCCGGATTTCAGCTTCGGCCCGAGCCATTCGGTGACGTTTTTTATGGCCGGGATCACGCTGTCTTTAAGCAGCGGTATAATGGTGTCATTAAGTATCGGGATGAGTTCCGCGCCGAGGCTGCGGACCAACCCCATCCCGGATTTCTTCAGATCGTCGAGCGAATCATTAAACTTCTCAGCCTGCTTCGCTGATTCTTCGCCGACGACGATGCCGAGCTCCTGCGCGCGGTTGCGGAGCTCGTCGACACCTTCCGCGCCGTCTTCGATCGCGGAGGCGAGCTTCGGCCCGGCGCGCTGGCCGAACAGGTCTGCGGCGACAGCCGCCCGGTCCTGCGCGTTTTCCATCTCGCCCAGCCGTTTGATAGCCGAGTTGAAAAGATCGCCTTGTGAGCGCATCTCACCCGACTGGTCTTTCAACGATAAGCCGAGCTTGTCGACCGCTTCCTTATACTGTGAGGACCCCTGCTTGGCTTCGCCGATCCGACGGATGAACTTCGTCATCGTCTTCTCGGTTTCCTGCTGCGTCAACCCGTATTGGCCGAGAGCGAACTCGAGCTCCTGGTAGGTTTCGACCTCGACGCCGACCGCCCGTGCGGTTTTGATCGACCGGTCCGCATGTTTGGCCGTTTGGCTGACAAGCTTGCCGACCCCGGCGGCTGCCGTGACGGCTCCGGCGCCTAACGCGCCGACCGCTCCGGCGGCGCCGACGCCGACGGCCTTCCCCATCTTCCCAGCGCTGGAGCCGAGCCGTTGGGTGGCCTGCTTGAGCTTGCCGGTGCGCCGCGACGCCGACTCGGTCTTACTGGCGAACTTGCCGACCTGCTGCTGCGAGCTCTGCAGCGACTTCCGCAGCTTCTCGGCGTCTCCGACGATGGAGACGCGGAGGGAGTCAGTGGTCGCCACCGTGCAGCTTCTTGTACGCGTACGGCAGGCCGACCCGGGCGAACTGTTTCTGTAACAGCGTCATGTCGGCCTGTGTGGTGGCGAGCGGGAACCCCATCAGGTGGAGCAGCAGCACGTCTTGGCCGTCCTCATCCAGAGCCACTTTTAGACGCTTCCTTCACCTCGAACGCGCCGAGCTGCTGGACCTTGTCGCCGATCTCGAAGATCGCGTCGCGGGGGAGCTCTCGGACCTCGTCCTCGGCCCATCCGAGGCCGTAGCGGGCGGCGAGCACCGCCCCGCGGTACCGGCCTTCGGTGGTGCGCGCCATGTCGACCTCGACTTTGCCGGCGGCGTTTTCTCCGGCGCTCGGGTCGACGGCGGACGTCTGTCCGGCCATCTCGGTGGTGTCGACCTCGGTCTGCTGGTCCGCGGTCAGCGGTGAGGCTTCGACGGTTTCGCCGCCGAGTGCGTCGACGATCAGGGTCTCGGTCCGTGCCCGGCCTTGGCGGACGCGTTTCAGGATCTCGTCTTTGCTTGCCAAAGCTGTCTCCTAGGTAAGCCCGCTTGAACGGATCAGATCGTTGATTACGCGTTCGGTCGCCCGTCCAGCCGAGCCTGCAGAGTCTTGGACCTCTGGGTAGACGTAGCGGCCTTCTGCAGACCGTTGCCGGGTGATCTCGACGCCGCGGTTGGGCTGTTCGATGGTGCCGCCGAACTCGACCCATGGCGCCCAGGGGACCGATTTCCGCCCCCAGGTGATGTAGGCGCCGGAGGCGTTGCCGCCGGCTTTGATCTTGTCCGCCCAGTGCTGTTTCTTCCGGCCGCCGCGGCGGGTGATGGTCGACCGGGGGACGCGTTGGCGGACGCGGGCGGCGACGGGCTCTGCGACTTTGTCGCGGAGCGCCTGGTTGACCTCTTTCGCGGTCCGCTCTTCGACGCCGTTGAGGGCTTTGCGGACCTGTTTGATCCCGTCGACGTAGACCTCTGCCACAGGGTTAGTACGTGGAGCGGTTGACCAGCCCGGAGATCTGGAAGTCGGCTGACCAGGTGACCAGACCGTCGACCGGGGTTTCGATCGTGTACGTGGTGAGGATCGCCTGCCCGGTGTATTTGACTTTGCCGGACGCGCTGCCCTCCGGTCCGGCCTCGAAGTCGGCGAGATCGTCAGAGTCGTAAAGGCTCGACAGGATTTCGTCGATGCTGCCGGACGAGCCGTCGAACGTCCCGTTGGCGGACAACGTGCCGTCGCGGAGCCCGGTGATGTACTCCTGCGCGTCGCCGGGCGGCTGGTAGGTCGTCGCCTGCGTCGCCTCTTTCGGCCGGTCGATCGTCGTCGACGACGTATACCGGCTTACGTCGGTGAGGCTGTTACCGGCCTGTGCGAGTTTGAAGACCGCGTTCTTGCCGTGCTGACCTGCCATCGGAGAGCTCCTTTACGTGTTGTGGCGGCGGAACATGACGGCGAACTTGACCGCCGGCGACGTGCCGCCGACCGTCCACGACGCCCGCACATACCGTTCGACCGACTGGCCTCTGACATCGACGGTTTCTGCGCCGGTGCCGGCGATCTGCGGGACCGTCGCGAGGTCGACCCAGGTCGACTCGTCTGCGGAGTGCTGGACGACCACGTCGACCGTCGGGTTCGTCCCGGAGGCGGACACGGCGTGCACCTGCGCGGTTACGTCGCCGGGCCCGGCGCCGAGGTCCTGCGAGCCGCTGGTCCCGTCGGCGGTGCGCTCCGCCAAGTCGGTGAGTGTCCGGCCGAGCCTGACGCCGCCGTCGAACTGCCACTCGGCAGAGCAAGAGATGACCCCGTCGACCGGCGTTTCGACGTTGTACGTCGTCGACTTTGCGGCGCCGAACCGGACCGGGGCTCCCGCGGTTAGCTGCTCTGGCGCGGCCGCGACCTTCGTCCCGCTCGCCGCAAGCGCA